GTTCAACAACGAGCAGGTTGGTGCTGAGGTTATGCTCCGTATGTACCAAGGGTACTTCGGAGTTCGTCTGGAACAAATCAAAGCGAATCCAGAGAAGTATGAGAAAGAGTTTCTAGAACATACAAACGGTAGATTCAAGCTGGTAGACAATGCAAATATAGACAAGAGTCTGGTGGAAAAGATGTGCAAACAGCTTAAGCCTAGTTTGATTGTGTTTGACCAAATTGATAAGATTAAAGGATTTGCAGCAGATCGAGAGGACTTACGGCTAGGTTCCATTTACATATGGGCACGGGAACTAGCTAAGGCATATTGCCCTGTAATTGGAATCTGTCAAGCTGACGGCTCCGGGGAGAACCAGAAGTGGCTCACTATGGACAACGTGGCTAATGCCAAAACCTCTAAACAAGCAGAGGCAGATTGGATTCTAGGTATGGGTCATGTCCACGCAGAAGGAATGCAGTTTATTCGCTACCTACACTTGTCTAAGAACAAGCTAATGGGAGATGAAGATACCATTTCAAGAATGCGTCATGGAAGAATGGAAGTGCTCATTGAACCTGAGATTGCTAGGTTTAAAGACCTAATAAAGTATGAATGATAATTACATTTGACGTTGAGACAGGCACAAAGAATAAAGGCAATCCGTTCACGGCGAGTGGCAAGTTGATTAGCTATTCTATTAAGCCTGATGACAAAGAAGTGTCATTCAATTATCACCTATCTATTGATTTCCTCACCGAGTTAAAACTTTTAATGCAACAAGCGAAGTTACTTGTTGGCTTTAATATTAAGTTTGACCTCCATTGGGTAAGTAGGTATGGTGTGAAACCCCCTGATAGATGCCGTGTATGGGACTGCCAGATTGCTGAGTTCATCTTGTCTGGACAGAAGGGAGCCTACCCTTCTCTAGACGGAAGCTTAGCTAAGTATGACTTAGGGGCGAAGGATGACAAGATTGCTGAGTACTGGAAAGCTGGTATAGACACTGAGTTCATTCCACAAGAGGAACTTGAGTTCTATAATAACCGGGATGTTGATTTAACATATGCCCTGTACTTGAAGCAACAAGAGGTAATGACAGAAAAACAGAAACGTCTGTGCCTCATCATGGGACTAGACCTTCTGGTCCTACAAGAAATGGAAGAGAATGGAGTTAAATTTGACATCAACCTCTGCAAAGAGAAAGCCGTGGATGCCGAACAACAACTTAGGCAAATCACAGAGGAGCTTCTTAAGTACTCACCTAGCCCACGTATTAATCTGGACAGTGGTCAGCACCTTAGCTGTCTCCTTTATGGTGGTAAGTTTGACATCGACGACATAACTTATGAGACTGCCTATTATAAGGGGGACTCGAAAGCTACGGGGGCAAAGAAAGGCGATCCTTATCAAAAAACCGTTCATACGATTACTGTGTTTACGTGCCCCCAGCTCTTTACTCCTCTTGCTAAAACTGAAACGAAGCTTAAAAAGAAACTCACATCACCAGATGGGGTAGTCGAAGAGATTGTTATCTATGAAACGAATGAGGATGTATTAAAACAATTAAAGGCTAAGGACAAATGGAAGAAGCGTGTTATTGAATTGCTTCTCCAACGTGCTGAGGTTGCTAAGTTGTTAGATACTTATTATGGAAAACTTCCAGAGCTTCTAGAGAAGATGGAATGGGGAGAATATTTGCATGGGCAATACAATCAATGTGTTGCTGCCACAGGACGTTTGTCTAGTTCGGCCCCCAACATGCAGAATTTCTCAGGTGACGTTGACCGATTGTTAGTGAGTCGATATGCTAATTAATGCGGACGTGAAAGGCTTAGAGGTTGTCGTAGCAGCAGAGCTATCTGGCGACAAGGTTCTTAAGCAAGAAATTATAGATAAAGTTGATATACATGAAACAAATCGTGATAGATTTAAGCTCGGAGAAGGAAAGCCGGGACGCCTTGTGGCAAAGATTTTCAAGTTCCGCCTCATCTATGGAGGAAGCGCGTATTCTTATGCAAATGATTCAGACTTCCAAGGAGTATCTAAAAGTCAGAAGTTCTGGCAAGGAGTCATTGATGAGTATTACGCTAAATACACGGGGATAAAGGCATGGCATGAAACTCTTATTCATACCGCACAAAGAACTGGATTCCTTGAGATTCCAAGTGGACGACAGTATCCAATTTCTCCAGTGGTTAACAAATGGAACGGGGGAATGGACTGGCCCATTACGGTTATCAAAAACTACCCCGTGCAAGGATTCGGAGCCGACCTCGTTATGCTCGCAAGACTTGAAGCTAATAAGAGACTTAAAGCAAGTGGCCTTGAATTCAAGCTTATCTCGACTATCCATGATTCAATTGTTGCTGATTGCCCTGAGCATTCCTATAGGGCTGTGGGTCGTATTCTTTATGACTCGATAGAAGCTGTACCTGCTCTGTGTAAGCAAGTGTTTGACTATGACTTTAGTCTACCTCTTACCAGTGAAGTGCAGTATGGGATGAATAAAAAAGAAATGAAGGAGATGATGTTTGTCTAGTAGAATTAATTGGAAGGCAGAAATAGACACCCTAAAAGAGTTAGGTTTGTTAGGAATGCGTATGCCAGAGATTGCATCTAAATATGGTGTCTCACGGCAACGGATTAAACAAATCTTAAGTCAGTATATTCCAGAATGGAAAGACAACTATGGGGCTAAGATTGTTAGGGATAACAAGCGAGTCTGGTACGACAAGAAGCATCCTATCCGGGATGACCCTGAGTTGTATAGAGTACAGAGACATAAGTTTGCTAGGAAGAAAGCTAACGCAATCAAAGTAGGCTTCTCTTGGACTGTCTCTTTTGACGAACTGCAATGGCCTACACATTGCCCTATTTTAGGGATAGAACTAAACTACTATGCTGAAAATAGAGAGGAAGGTAGCCCCTCTTTTGATCGGATTAATAGTTCACTTGGATATGATAGTGGCAATGTGATGATTGTGTCTTGGAGAGCTAATCGGATTAAGAATGATGGAACAATTGAGGAGCATGAAAAGATTGCTTCTTTCTTGAAATCATTACAACCATAGTGTTGTAAAGCAAGAGCTAATTATTATATACTATTAGTATGAGAATTAAAGAATTAAAAGATTTAATAAATAATTATGAAAAACAAAATCCTCCAGATGAATATTTAGGTAACTTTAACGACTACAAAGTTTTAGTTGGTTCCTCTAAAGGAATGGATGATAATATAGAAGTATGGTTTGATCCCCTCATGGGTCTTTGCATAGATAGGAAAATTAATGCAAGTTAAGATTTTGAATGTTGACGTAGAGAACGTCGTTAAAGGCAAGAGCCGTTACAGTGTTGCAACAGTGGCTTACATCTTCAATGGTGAAGCACGAACACAGAAGATTATGTCGTTTGCCAATCCAGATGTATTTAAGAAAGTACCTGACTTGGTTGGACAAGAGGTTGAGGTAACTGTCACCAAGAATGACGGTGGCTACAACCAATGGAGTGCAATTGGTGATGTGGGTGCCTCTGCTCCTGTAGCAGCACCTTCTAGTGGCTCTACCGCCCCTCCAGCTACCCGTGTGACAGGGAGCAACTATGAAACACCTGCTGAACGGGCAGCAAAGCAAGTGTACATTGTGAAGCAGAGTTCTATCAATGCTGCTATTGCACTTGCAGGACATAACAAGGAGAAGACAACTCCAGAGGATGTTGTAAAGAATGCCCAGTTCTTTGTTGATTACGTATTTGGTAAGGACTTGTCAATGGAGAGCCTACAATCCGACACATTGTAAATAAGGTATTATATGTATCTCTACTTGTATCTACTGCTACTATTGGTTATTATCATGGGCTTTCTAATTCACCAGAATCCCTTGCTGTGGAATACCATCATGATTTATGTCATGACACTAAAAAGCAAGTTGCTTGGATTGCAAAACGTGGTGAAGAATTTCGTTGTTTTCTGGAGGGGAAAGAGTACCCTCACCGTGTAACGGCAGGTAACATAGATTAATGAAACTACTACTTGATGGGGATTTATTTGCCTATCGCTGTGCGGCCTCTGCTGAAAATACAGAGGCCCATATAGCTGAGGGATATATTGATAAGTTGTTAGATCAGTGCATACTAGAACTTGGTGGTACAGAATACCAGTTCTATCTTACTGGTAGTAACAATTTTAGATTCAACGTATATCCTGAGTATAAGGCCAACAGGCTGGATACAGAGAAGCCTAGGCATCTAGCCGCAATGCGGGAATACCTCATGACTCAGCATAACGCAATTATGTCTGAAGGATGTGAGGCAGATGACCTAATGGGCATTGCTCAATGTCAAGCTGAGGAAGGCACTACCACCATTGTCTCCCTTGACAAGGATATGCTGATGATTCCGGGCAACCACTACTCATGGCACATTGAAGGGGGAACCCCTGACAAGCGATGGGTTAAGGAGGCTAAGAGGCAGCTTGTAGAGCCCCTAGAGGGCCTACGATGGTTCTATACACAGCTACTGACTGGAGACCCCTCAGATAACATTAAGGGCTGTCCCGGAGTAGGTAAGGTTGGAGCTAAACGTATGCTGCAAGACGTAGACAATGAGCAAGAGATGTTTAATCGTGTACGAGATGCCTACTCTTGTGATGAAGCAATGCTAATGAATGGGCAATGCCTATGGATTATGAGAAAGAAAGAGACAATATGGGAATTTCCTTTTGAAACGGACGAGCTACAATGATGGACAATGGACTCTTGGTAGGTTTAATTCTTTCGTTACCAGCATTCTTCGTTCTGGTTCTAGGCGTTGGGGTCCTAAATACACGACCCTTAACCTATCCAAAACTGAAAAGAAAATTAACCCCTCATCCGGCCGAATTGCACAGCACTTCAAGTGTGCCCATTGTCAAGGGGAGTTTACAGCGAAGAACGTACAGGTCGATCACATCCAGCCAATAGGCTTTGATAAGACTTGGGACGAGTTTATTAACAACCTATTCTGTGAAGCAGACAATCTTCAAGTGCTTTGTGTCACTTGCCATAAGATAAAAACAAAACTAGAAAAAAAGACTAAATGATTATTGAAGTTACAACAAAAGATGATGAAGGTAATATTGCTTTCCAAGGGAAACTCAACTCACAAGAAGTATCTCTTGTACTTAACGTCGGCATCAACTATCTACTTGCTAATGGGGTGATGCCCCTATTCACAGGGAAGGAGGATGGTGACTTGGGTATTGTTGCCAAGACTCCTAAGACAGTCCAGTGAGCACACATTTTGTTCTCCCGGACTGCCAAGTTCGTAGTGGTGACAATTTTGCTTTCCTCACCGCTATTGGCAATTACATTGTACGAAAGCAACCCGACACTATCATTTGCCTTGGCGATTTTGCCGATATGCCTTCTCTTTCTTCCTATGACATTGGTAAGAAGTCATTTGAAGGTAGGCGGTACACTTTAGACGTAAAGGCTTCTATTGAAGCTATGACAACTCTTCTAGCCCCTATTAAATCTTTTAATGAACGAGCTAAGAGGAACAAAGAAAAATTATATAAACCTCGCATGGTGCTTACACTAGGCAATCATGAGAATCGAATTAATAGGGCGGTCAATGACGACGCAAAGCTAGATGGAGTCCTCTCCGTCGATGATTTACAATATGCTGAGTTTGGTTGGGAGGTGGTTCCATTCCTTGATGTTTGCATCATTGATGGCATTGCCTATAGCCATTATTTTGTTACTGGGGTCGCTGGTAGGCCATCTAGTACTGCTTCTGCTCAACTGAGGAAGACTAATATGTCCTCTATTGCAGGGCATCAGCAAGGTATGCAAATTGCAACAGGCTCCCGTGCAGATGGGGCACGACTCACCGCAATCATCGCAGGAAGCTGCTATGAGCATAGTGAAGACTACCTAGGGCCACAAGGAAATGACCATTGGCGTGGTGCTCTCATGCTACATGAAGTTAACAATGGTGAGTTTGACCTAATGCCAATTTCACTTAAGTATTTTTTGGACAAGTATAAATGATTACGAAGGTAGATATTTCTGACTATGTGTCAGATGGATTTAAGCAGCCAAAGGCTAATGACGTACAACATGGTGGCAACCACTATAAACAGTTTAAAGGATTTGAACCTTGGGATGTTATCACAGTATGGGGCCTTGGTTACTTAGAGGGCACTGCTTTAAAGTATATTGCCCGTTGGCAGCACAAGAATGGTTTGGAAGACTTGAAGAAGGCTGTCCATTTCCTACAGAAGAAGATTGAACTAGAAGAAAGTAAAAATGCTATTCTCT